ACTCCCGAGGGAGCAGCCGGACTCGAACCGACACTAGCCATTTACGAGATGAAGTAACAGGTATCTGTCGCTTCTGGACTTCGAGCTTCCTGTCGGATTCGAACCGACGACTTTCTGTTTACAAGACAGACGCTCTGGCCTACTGAGCTAAGGAAGCAATGATACTGAGAAATGGCGAGTAAAGAAATTTGCTCTCCATGAGCTATCACCAACCCGTTAGGATTAGGTGACCGGATTCGAACCAGTTATCTTGTGTGATGAAGTAACTCTACTCTTCGCTTCAGTACCTAATTATTATAGCATGTCATCTAAGTAGCTGTCAACTTCTTCGTCCAGTTCTTTTCGGAGATCCCTCTCCGTTCTGTCACCTAAGTACAGAAGGAGAGCGATCCCACCGATAAAGATGAGTCCGAAGAACTCAAGCATCCTTGACTTCCCAAGGCCAGCCCGCGTCAACCCCGCGCTCTAGGAGCGGGATCAGCTTGAAAGCCTGATCGGAAAGACCTCCAAGGTAGGTGCGGTTGGGCTTGGATTCACCCTGACCGGCAGCGTACCCGACAAGGTTCCACGTGTACACCGGAGTGTTCTGAGGAAGGATGTCAAGGACGTTACCCTGTACGGTGTCGTATCCGCCCCAGTAGTTCGCGTTTCGACCGTTCAGGCGGTAGTAGTACCCGTTTGCCTGCTCGTCAGTGACGAGCACCACACGAGTGTGGACCCTAGGATTGAAGTGACTCTGGATAGCGTCGTACGTTGCCGTACCGCCGAGATGTCCAAACTTCTCAACGATCCTCAGAACGGAATCGCTCTTCTTGAACTGGACCTCTTCCGAGTTGGAGCCGAACTGGACAAGCGTGGCATTTTCAGCACGCAGAGCCAGAGCAGCGCCAAACACAGCAGCGGAGTCCGCAAAGTTCAGATCCGTGTTCTTTGAAGGAGACCCGAACATGGAACCGGAACGGTCCACAAGGATCAGAGTGTTGCCCTTCAAGGAAGGAACGTTAGCAAGAGAGGCCTTGAGAGCCTGCTCCAGCGGGAAGCCCCAACGAAGGGAACTTGAGTTCGCACGGTAAGCGGACAGGAAGCGGAACGGAAGCTGGCGAGACTTCGCAACCTCTTCAGGATCAGCGATCCTTGCAGCAACCTGAGTAAGAACGGCCTCAGAGACGCCCTTCTCTTCGAAGTTGCGGAGGTTGCGGAGCAGCGCCATGTAGCCCATGGACGGGATAATTGCTTCCCAGCCCTTGGCATCGAGACCGCCCTTTCCGTACGCAGAGGACAGAACCTCCCACGTAAGGCCAGCTTCCTTCAGGACAGCGATGGCTGCTCCGGATTCAACCAGACTACGCTTCTCAGCATCGGAGAGCGCAAGGAATTCCTTACGCTTCTGAAGCATGGTCAGAGACTCGGAAGGCTCAGCCGATGCATCACGACGACGGTCAAGTGCGAACTTGAACAGATCAGACTGCTTCTCATCCTTAGGAGATGGGTGAGTCAGTTCAATCACGTCACCGAAACGGAAGCCGTGAGAAGTCGTGTCGTACTTGGCAAGGGAGTACTCGTTGAAGGACTTTACAGCCCCGTCAGCGATACCACGCTTGACAGCGGAAGGAATCTTACGTCCAACGGAACCCATCCACCATGCGAGAGCTTCACCAGCCTCGTCAGCACGACGAATCGCACCGGAGACGAGCTTGCGGCCTCCCGGAATACCTGCCTTGTTCAATGCCTTGGCACCCTCAAGGGCAATGGTTAGGGAGATGGTACGAAGGTTCGCCTCTTCGCGAAGCCAGTTGGTGAACTGGGTCAGCCACTCAGCATCCTGCACAGCGACTTCATGGGTCAGACGTGCGATGCGGTCGGAGCGGTTTCCGGCAGTCTCGTAGAAGGTACCCTCTCCACCGAAGTCAGAGACAGCGGCAAGGAAGAGTTCGGACTTGGCGTCACGAGCAAAGCCCTGTGCACCGTTGAAAGTCTTGAGGGTAGAAGTCGATTCCGACTTGATTGGGCCTACACCAGAACGGGAGCGGGCAGAAGAGTTGTTGAACTTGGACATGGTTGTATTCCTTTCGTCATTTTCACTTCAGGGTTTCCTGATTACATTTGTAAAGCTTATTACAGAGGACAAAGCGTGTCAAGGGATCATGATGGTATTAGAAGTAACTCGACACTACGCATCTGCAACAGAGCGAAAGACGGGACTCGAACCCGCGACATCCTACTTGGAAGGAAGGCGCTCTACCAACTGAGCTACTTTCGCAAATTGAAAGAGAAAAGGCGGAATCTGGTGGGGGATTGAACCCCGATCAGCCACCCGAAGGCTTGCGGCAGATTTCGACCAAGAAGTAACAGACTCCTTCACTTCTTTCAAAACTTGGATGACCGAGAAATACCTGAAAAAGAGGGGTACTGCTTAGGTAATTCAAAGGTACTGCTTGTGAAACTTGAAAAACAAAATGGGAAGGTTCCCATACTAGGAGCCAGAGTTTCCCCTGACCCGATACTGACATTATCGGTTCAATGAAGTATCTTTTTCAATCGCTTCGGTCATTCGTCTGGGTGACAGGATTCGAACCTGCGACTTCCGCATCCCAAATGCGGCGCTCTGACCTACTGAGCTACACCCGGTTGGCAAGCTTATTAAGGAAAGCCTACGAGAAACCTTTGCATGGATGACAGGATTCGAACCTGCAACTTGCGGTTTTGGAGACCGCTGCTCTACCAATTGAACTACATCCATAGGAGACACGAGTACTTGGGCTAAGAGGGTTTGGATTCATTTCAATGTGAAGTATCTCTTTTGCGGCGCTTCGTGTACAACCATTATAGCATGTGTTTTGTAACTGTGTCAACTTCTCTGTGAAGAACAACCACTTCACAGTCTCGGATGTCGTACCAGTCCTTTCCGATACGTATCATTGTATCATCTGCGACCTCAGAAATCAAACCGAGTTTGTCGCTCTTGTCGGGACAGATGATCTTGACTATATCACCTTCGTGTAGTTCAGACAAATCCTAGCCCCCTCAAATCCTTCATTGTCTACCAACTTTTACGCCGAATGATTAATGAAATATTCGTTTGAGATACCGAGTACTCGTCTGCAAGGGTTTGTTGGGAGACACCCCCTGCTCCGTATCTTCTGCGAATGTCATCTACATCTTCGCTTGATAGCTTTCTTGAGTGATTGTTGTCTCCATTTTGTGGTGAACGTCTACCTCTTTTGACGGAATCCCAGACGTTCTCCTTTACAGACCTAGTTCTAGGTGTGAAGGGTTGACACACGGAGGATTGTCGCATAAGTGTCGTACTACCTTTCCTTCAGGGATACTCTTATTCACATGAATCATATAGCTTGCCCTATGTGCTCCTATCATGGACTTAGACCATTTGAATAATCCATATCCATCTGGATTTTTATACCCTGACCAGATCCAACACTCATTTCCGGAACCTTCCCATCCAAGTATCTTGAATCGTTGCTCCGGAGTACCCCAAGATCCGGACTTAGTTTCAGCAGATCCATGCCTTTTCCATCGTTGATAATGCTTAGAACATAGATTTCTAGCCTTTATTCTTGTATCGCAATCGTCTACCTCACAAATCAATCGAACGCCCAGTCCTCGTCAGTCGAATCCTCTACCGTACCCACTATATAGGATGAACCAGATCCGGAGAAGAAGTCATGGTTCTCGCCGGAGTTCGGGGAGAGTGCCGACAAGATTGCTGCATCGACATCTGTCTGTTCCTTCGGAAACAGAGGTTCGTATCCAAGGTTCATGAGGGCCTTGTTGGCATTGTATCGGAGGAACCTCTTGACATCCTCAGTGAATCCAAGATCGTCGTATAGCTCCTGAGCGTACAAAACCTCAATGTCGTACAGATCCATCAACAGATCATAAGTATAGTCTTTATAAGTCTGTCGCTCACTTTCGGTGAGCTTTTCCAGACCCTTCTGGTACTTATATCCAATAAAATACCCATGGATTGCTTCGTCGCGGATGATGAGCCGGATGAGGTCTGCGGTGTTCGTGAGCTTCGTCCGGGAAGACCAGTACAGCGGAAGATAAAACCCGGAGTAGAACAGGAACGACTCAAGTAGGGTTGAGGCTATCTTCTTCTTGTGCGGGTCCATATTTCCGGAGTCACGGAGGACGATTTCTGCCTTTGCCTGAAGGTGCTTGTTCTCTCGGGACCACCTGAACGACTCATCAATCTCCTTGGTCGAACAAAGTGTAGAGAAGATGGAAGAGTACGACTTGGCGTGTACGGACTCCATGAACGCAATGTTGGTGTACACTGCTTCCTCGTGTGGAGTCACAGCGTCACGGATGAGCGCCACAGCCCCTACCGTACCCTGAATGGTGTCCAGCAGGGTCAGGCCTGTGAAGACGCGCATTGTCGTCTCCTGCTCCTGCTTAGTGAGGGTTCCCCATGATGAGATGTCATTTGCCAGCGGGATTTTTTCTGGAAGCCAGAAGTTGGATGTTAGCTTCTGCCACACATCATTGTCAACTGAATCCTCAATACGGTTCCAGTTGATAGCTTCTTTTGACATTCGTCTCCTTCTTAGTGTATAGAAGACTCTGGGACACCTACCGAAGTAGATGCCCCAGAGTCAGTGGGCTAAAGCGAGCAGCTAACGCAATCGGACTGCTCGGTACCTGCTAGAGCGCTTTGGCGTACCCGGATATAGTATAGCGTCTTGATACCTTTCCGCCAAGCGTAGATTTGAGCCTTGTTGATGTCACGAGTCGTCGCGGCATCCGGGAAGAACAAGGTCAACGAGAGTCCCTGATCGACGTGCTTTGTTGCCTCAGCGTAAACATCGATTGTCTTCTCCCATCCTACCGCGTAGGCGTCTTCCACGTCATCGAAGTTCTCGTTGGTAACATATGGCTGCGGGAAGTAGACGCGGCCCGTAAGACCCTCTTTACGTGTCTCTACGGCAGCAGCTACCGGGTGGATGCTGGACGTGCTGTAATTGATGTATGAGATGGAGCCTGTCGGCGGGATAGCCTGAAGGTAGGCGTTGTAGAGTCCGTGTTCAGCGATCTCACGTGCTAGGTGCAGCCAGTCAGAGGCGTCCGGAATGTAGATTCCGTAGCTTGCAAATAGGGCTGCTGTCTCATCGGTGACGTTGATGTTCTCTGCCTTGTTATACTTCTCGGAGAGGTACTTGGCATCAGCATACTTAGACTTCTCGAATCCGTCAAACGGGCTTCCGGTTTCCTTTGCAAGCTGCATTGAAGCCTTATACGCATAGTAAGCTACAGCGCCGAAGTAGGCGTTGGTAAAGTCCAGAGACTCCGGACTTCCGTACTTCCAGCCGTGCTTCAGGAACATCCCGGCCAAATTCATTTGTCCTAGGCCAATGGCACGGCTCTTGTTGTTGCCCTCACGGACTGACGGAACAGAATCAATCTCAGACAGGTCAGAGACAGCGGACAGAGCACGGATAGCAGTAGAGACGGTACCCTCAAGGTCTCCACCCTCCATAGTCTTTGCAATATTCAAGGACGCAAGGTTACAGGAGATGTCACGGCCAAGCGTATCATACGAGAGGTCATCTGCAAACTCGGAGGGCGTGTTTACCTGAAGGATTTCAGTACAGAGATTTGACATATTGATTCGGCCACCGTCGATGGCGTGATCCCGGTTTGCGTTGTCCTCAAAGAGTATGTAAGGGTATCCCGATTCAAACTGGATTTCAGCGATAGTCTGGAAGAACTTACGGGCACCACCCTTGAACTTGGTCTTCCTGATCCGGTCATCTTCCACCATCTCGCGGTACTTCTCCGTCACGGAGATGTCCGCAAATGCCTTCCCGTAGACTCGCTCCACGTCATAAGGTGAGAACAGGTACATGTCCTCGTTGTGCTTGGAAAGCTCAAAGAGGATGTCCGGAACTACAACACCAAGGGAGAGCGTCTTGATTCGGATCTTCTCATCCGCATTTTCACGCTTGGTGTCAAGGAAGCGCTCAATATCAGGATGGAAGGCGTTCAGGTAGACCGCACCGGCCCCCTGACGAGTGCCAAGCTGGTTAGCGTAGCTGAAAGCATCCTCTAGCATCTTCATGATGGGAATGATGCCGGATGAGGCTCCCTCAATTTGCTTGATGGGTGCCTTGAACTCACGGATGTTGGAGAGCAGCAGCGCAACTCCACCGCCACGCTTGGAAAGCTGGAGGGCAGAGTTGATGGAGCGCCCGATGGACTCCATGTTATCTTCGATACGGAGCAGGAAGCAGGAAACGAACTCACCGCGCTGAGCCTTACCAGCATTGGAGAAGGTAGGCGTAGCAGGCTGGAGACGGCCAGTGATGATCTGTTCCGCAATGTCTCGGGCAACCGTGATATCTCCACGGCCAAGTAGCAGAGCGTTAGCCACCACTCGGTCCTCGTAGCGTTCCAGCCAAGCCTTACCGTCAAAGGTCTTCATGGCATACTGTACATAAAATTTGTATGCAGAGAAGTAGGTCTCGAAACGGTGCTCGAACCCGTAGACGAACTTGTACAGGTTCTTTACATCTGCAAAATCGTACTGATCCCATACACGGCGTTCGTAGTATTCGTTGTCAAAGAGGAATTTTAGCTTCTCTTCAAGACTATAGAAGTGTTGGGTTCTGGGGTTGATTTCTTGTAGGAATAGCTGTTTGGCAGCTTCCTTGTCAGCCTCAAAGTTGACCTTTCGGTCAGCAGTCCAGAGGTTGAGTTTGGCGTTTAGGTTGATGGGACTCTCTGTGGATACTCGTGCCAAAATTTATTCAATCCTTGCTGTGTTATATTTACGTCTTCATCTGTGCCAGCTAGCTCAAACCTGTAGAGGACTGGCACCTGTAGCTTGGCTGATACGATGTCAGCCGCCTTACAAAAATCTTCGTGAAAGTTGCGGTTACCGCTCCCGATCACACCCTTACATCTTACCCGATTCTCTTCTTGATTCAAAAACGAGATGACCTGCTTCGGGACAAACCCTTTACTACCGGCCCCATAGGTTGGGGTAACCAGAATAAAGTCCTCATCGATGCGGACAAGTCCAGCATCAGCGGTCTTCAGGGGAAGTCTCAAAGCAGGTACATCTAGTTTCTTTATGAATCTGGCGGTGTTCTCAGATGTGGAGCTAAAGAACACCAACATCGGTTATCCTAGGGCTGCTGTAGCGGTGAAGTGGTCTGCCAGCTTCTGGATTTCGTCCGGCTGATATCCTGACCAGTTTCCGGTTGGTGCGGTCACAACTGGTGCCTGCTGGTATCCGAGTGCCTTGAGCTTTTCAAGAGCGTCCGCGTCCTGTGAGATATCCACACTCTGGTAAGCGATACCGTTCTTGTCGAGTGCTCGGTAGGTGGCGTTGCATTGGACGCATGCTGGCTTGGTGTATACTGTCACCATTTAGGTACTCCTTGTATTTTGGGGCGGTCTTCTATTGTACACTCCTTTGAGGGAGTCCAGTTTCTCCATTGGGTGTTTATGGCTGTTTCCGGTAGCCAAACCGATGTAATCTACGGTACAGACACGTCCACGCATGAAGGTCATAATACCAACCAAACCATTGTGGCGTGACCCTGATTCGGAGTCGTAGGCATCCGGTTTGACACGGACGAAATCTCCCTGTTTGACATTCCCGTAGTCGAAGTCAATCCACGAGTCTTCGTCCCAGTCGGGAACAGTAGCCAAGGACTCCCGTCCATGCTTGCTCAGAAGGTCTAGAACCGTGCTCAGAGCGCTTGGATTTAGCTTGTAGTACTCAAGGGTCAGGTGGACGGCAATGAGGGCGTCTATAGCCTGTTTATCGTCTCCACGATACCCTCCGTATCCCAGAGAGATCATCCGGGAGCGGAGGTTGTCATGATCCTCAGAGAAGGCTAGCATCTTTCACTCCATCGTACAGATAAGCACGGATATCTCCGGTAGGTGGCACATAGTGTGGCCCCTTGAGAACTTTGTTATCCTCAGGACGACGAATGACTTCACCGTTCTCACCAAGCTTGGTTAGGTTTGACTTGTGGATGGCAGATACAACGTAATCCAGATCTATCATGTAGTAGTCTGCGGTCCTCCGTGTCTCGGTCCTGATTGCCTGAAGAATAAAGGCAGCGTAGTCAACATCGTTACGCAGAATGGCCTTCTTGAGATCGATCAGAAGCTGTTCACGAACTACATCTTCCGTTAGTCCGCTCTCGTTGCTGTACCAGACCTCTTTGCCTTCGTACTTTACGATAAGCTCTTCAAGACAGAAGACAAGGATAGCTCCGTCAACCACGTACTCAATATCGCCAAGAGCGTCAGCGATTTCCACGATATCAAAGTTTTCGATGGCCTGTGCAAGCTCTCCGAACTCTTCAGCGATCAGGTCATAGCGGAGCTTGTCAGCCGGTACACGCGTTGTTGGCTTATCCGACATCGGGACTTCATAAATGGTATTGAATACTAATACCTGAGCGAGTGTCATTATATCTTTCTAAGTCTAAGGGAAAGTTGTGCCCCTGCAACATCAAGTCACAGGGGCACAACTTAGAGGGAGTTAGTTCGAGCCACCAAAGGCCGGAGGAAGCGGAACAGTGTTGCTGAACTGCGGTGGTGCCGGAGCGGCAGCAGCCGGAGGACCCCAAGGATTCTCAGGAGTAGCAACACCCTGAGGAGGAGCAGACGGGAGGTTTGATGCGGATGCTGCCGGAGCGCTCAGACCAGCCGGAACACCGGCAGCGGGGGCAGCGGAGACAGGAGGCTGAATGGTTCCGCCCTTGATCTTTGCCCGAGTCTTTCCGTCATTACCTTCCTCGTGGAAGATTTCAGCGACGAAGCGCTTGCCCTGAAGAGCCTGAGCAATCTGCTGATCTGTGGGATTGGATTCGAAGAATTCTGCACCGAGACCGAGATTAGCAAGCTCACCGAAGAAGTAGGTCTTCATAGCATAGGGGCTGTTGCTGACACTGAAGTCGTGCCATACACGTGCATTCTGACGGGGACCGGATTCAACGGAAGCGCTGATGGTGAACTTCGGGAGTTCCTTACCGGTCTGCCCGACCTTAGCGGGTTCCTTGACGACGAAACTGTACATACCCGGATCGAGAAGAGCAAATTCCTTTGCACCCTCTTCGGCTTCGTTCATCAATTCTTTCCAAGGCTTTGCTGGCATTTATTTATTTCCTTTATTTCGGGGTTCTAATTTACTGGATTACTGGGTTTAGGGTTCTGGATCTAGATACTTGGTTTTTCAGGCATTCCGGCAGGAACCGGAACAGGTTCGGGAGCAGCTTCAAAAAGTTGAGCCACCGGAGCAGGTTCACGTGGAAGCTCTTCAGATGGTCCAAAGATTTCATCCAACATTCGGGACACGTCCGGTTCTGCAATCACAGTTGGAAGTCCCGGAACGCGTGACTTGGCCTCATAGTTGGGGTGGTTTCCAACCAAAAGGTTTCGTACATCCTTGATCTCTCCCGTTGCGGGGTCGGTCGCCTGCTGCACGAAGAGATATCCCGTGATATCAAACCAGTACGGAGCCATAGCGGCAATCTGTCCCTGAAGGAAGGGCTTGATAATGCCATCATAGTCTCGGGACATGGCGCTGATGATCACTGCCTCAATTGTGTCATCCGCTTCCGCAAGGTCACGAAGGTCCTTACAGTAGAAGGACATAACGGAAAGAAGTTTTCCCCAGTCCTGAGTCTGGAACTGTTGACGGCCTTTGATATTTTCGCTAGCCTTGGACTGAAGTTCGGAGATTGAATCAACGACAACCGACTTGAATGGGTGCCGTCCACTCTTCAGATATTCATAGGCTTTTTGTGCCTTAGGAAATTCTGTAACCGAGACCACACAGATATCCCAAGATCCGTCCGCTACGGGAGGGGATTCAGTCAAGGGGTTCCACTTGATCTTGCGGCCACGCACGAACCTGCTTGCCATCTCTACGTCAAGTAGAAGGAGAGGCTTTGGTGCTGTAACTGCCAGAGTAGTTTTACCTGCACCAGACAGTCCATGGACGAGCATCGTAAGCGCTCTATCGGACATTTAGTACCACTTTCTTATGTTTCGTTTTCTTCTTCATAACGCTCATTTGGATCTACTTGTTCATAGAAATCTTCGAGCATTGCTTCGGCTGAAGAGCCGTCATCAAACATTGAACATACTTGGAAGAATGGACATTTCCATGTGCAATCTTTGTTGGGGCTGGGATATGCGTAGAATCTGGGATCTGCGCCAGCATCCAGCCGGTCTCGAAGTTCCATTATATCACGAACAGTTCCCATTGTCCTAATCCAGAACGACTGAAGCTGCTTGTCGTTGAATCTCACATCCAGCCGCTCGTAGAAAGGAGGCTTGGCTGTTCCGGATCTCTTCACCTTTTTCAGGAGGTTATAGATACCTCCGTCAACCTTCGGATCACCGTTGACTGTATCCAACTTCTCCAACATGACATAGAGCATAAGCTGTTCAGACATGTGTGAAGTCTCGTAGTATGAATTGAATGATTGAGCGGACTTGTGGTCCATCAAGGCATGAAAACCACTTGACGCCCTCCGAACCTTGAGGTCGGTTTTTCCCATGAGTTCAACTCTAGGGTCCATTTCCAGACGAGTAGATAGCTTGGTCTCAGCACCAATAACTTCGATATCCGAATCCGGATTCTCTTCCGCCAGCCAATCCATGTACCCTTCAAGCATGATCCGCCCGAGTTCGGCTTCACTGTTGAACTTCTTGACCTTCTCGTCAATCAAGGCATCTTTACTCTCCTTGAAGAGAGCATTGTCCACGCGCTGAAGACGTTCGTATTCGTCCACTGGATTCACGCCAGTGGTGTAAAACGCTTCCAGCGCATTGTGGATTCGGATACCAAGGGTAAGGGGGCCGACATAGGTCTTGCTCTTGGGTTTCAGCGCTCGATAAGTTCCAAGCCACCACTTTCGTCTGCACTCCTTGAAGGTTTGAATCTCGGAGTTGGTGATGGACACCGACTCCGGATTCCTCCCCAAGTAAGGCTCTGTATTGTACACTATTTTAGCCTACCTTTAGTTGTTTTGTCAAACGGCCTGATAGCCGCTTTCCACGAAGCATTCCCACACCGTGGGATACTTCTCCTTCACGATCTCGGCCATCTGTTCAGCCACGAGAGCGATTTCCCACTGTGCCTTTGACCGGTGTACAGCATCCTCTCCCCAGTCCTTACGGAGGGAGATGAAGTTCAATACACTGCGGAGGTTGGCAGTGAAGTACATGGAAGAATACAGAGCAAACGGAAGGTACATTCGGGCAACCTCGTTACAGATTCCGATATGCTTTAGCTTGTAGTAGTTCTCCCATAGAGCCTGAGCCATATTCTTCTGGACCCAGTTTACAGCTTCGCGCTGGTCTGGACGGCCATCCTCGAACTCATAGGCACCAGTCTTACCTACCTGAACAAGGGGACGTTCCTCAGGGACGACGTAGAAAACTCCCTCCATCTCCTTGTATCGTCCTGACTCCTCATTGATCGAGGACAAGCGATGCTTGACCACCTGACGCGACGTGAAGACAGGGAACTCCAAGTACATCTGAAGCACACAGGACTCAAAAGGAGTGCCGTGTCCCTCGCGATAGAGGTACCTGATAAGCCCTGTGTTCGCTGCTGATCCCCTAGACTCTGCTCCCTTGGTGGAAACCCTAGCAGCGCGGACGATGTTCTCTTCCGTGCCCATGGAGTCTACCAGTTCCACAGTCGCATCGCTGCGGAGG